AAACCGGGCTGGACGGCATCATGGCCGACGCCGCGCTGCGTGGCAGCGTCGGTTCCATCGCCATCCGGTTTCGCGTGCTTGAAAACCGCGTTTTTTTCGACGCGATGGATACTGATTTTCTGACGCCTGTATGGCGCCCTACGGCCCCAGATCAACTGCTTTCCGTGACGGAAAGATATAAGGTCGATGGTCGCAGCCTGGCGGCTATGGGCTACGCGATCAAGCGGGACGATTTTGACGCGACGTTCTGGTATCAGCGCATATGGACCGATACCGCCGAGGAATGGTATCTTCCCGTCAAGGTGGGGGAAGTTGATTCCAAAGGCGATCCTGTTCAGCAATCACTGGACAGTGAACGCACAGTGACGCACAACCTTGGCTTCGTGCCGATGGTGTGGGTGCGCAATTTGCCGGGCGGCAAGGGGATAGATGGGTGCTGCACCTTCGCGGCGGCGATTGATACCAGCATTGAAATCGATTACCAGTTGAGCCAGGCGGGCCGCGGGCTTCGATATAGTTCTGACCCTTTGCTGATTATCAAGGAGCCTGCGGGGACGGACACCAAGTTCAACCGCACTGGTTCCAACGCCATGGTGGTTGACCCGACCGGCGACGCGAAGCTACTGGAAATTGACGGTTCCGCTGCCGAGGCTGTTATATCCTATGTGCGGACTTTGCGCGAACTGGCGCTAGAGTCGGTTCATGGCAACCGAAGCACGCCTGACAAGATGGGGATGGCACAGTCCGGGCGGGCTCTTGAATTGCTGCATGAGCCGCTGATCTGGCTGGCGGACAAGTTACGCACCAGTTACGGTGCGGCGTTGCTGGCGCTGGTGAAAATGACCATCAAGGCTGCGGCCAGGATGGAAATTCGGATTGCCGAAAAGCCGGTGACGTTCCCGGCGGATATAGATGTGTCGCTGCGCTGGGGCCATTGGTTCCATCCGACGCATCACGACAATCTGGAAGAATCGCAAGCATTGGCGCACTCGGCGCAGGCTGGGCAAATCTCGCGGCAGTCCGCGGTGATGCTGGTTTGCGACCGCTACGATTTGCCGGATGCGCCCGCCGAACTGGCTGCCATAAAAGGCGATATTGCCGAGGCCGATGCGCGAGCTATCGCGCTCGCGGCGCAAACAAAGGCGGCGGAAACGCTGCCCGAGTAAATCGTGTGGCTGGTCATTGGACTGGCTCACGTTCCCGCCGCGAGACGCGGCTAATCCAGCAAGTGAGGCGTGATGCCCGACCCCGACCCTGAGCCGACGCCGACCCCGGCGCCGAAACCTGCCCCTACGCCAGCCCCGACTCCGGTTCCTGTGGTTCGCAATGATGAGCCGCCTGAGCCGGATGCGAAGGCATGGGCGAAGGTGAACCGTGAAGCTGCGCAGCATCGCCATCGTGCCAACGAGGCGGAACAGCGTGCGGCGACACTGGAAACCGAGCGTAATGCGTTGAAGGCCGAGCGTGATGCTGCGGCTGCGGCGCGTGCGACCGCCGAGGCGGAATCTGCTGCTGCCCGCGCGTCGGTCAAGAGCGTGACGACACAGGCCAGTTTGAAGGTTGCAGCGGTGGCCGCTGGGATCGTTGATCTGGACGCGCTGAAATTGCTCGATGTGGCGGCGCTGGAAATTGCCGACGACGGCGAGTTGAAAGACCCAGCGAAGGTGATGGCGGATTTGAAGGCCGCCAAGCCGTATCTGTTCGCCGCACCTAGCTCGACAAAACCTGCGGTGAGCACGAGTAATCCGACACCGCCGCCAGCGCCGAGGTCGCCAAGCAAGCGTCCGGCGCTTGACATGACGGACGCAGAATTTTCCGCCGCCCTGAAAACAGGGGCATGGCGAACCTAACGCACCTTCGCACGGGATTCCGCGAGGGTTGACCAAGTAACTCGTGTGAATCCCATGCCCTTATCGCCCTTGGGCAAGGTGTAGCAGCGTCGTGATGACGCAGCATCCCATGGATGGAGCCCTTTAGATGGCGTTGAACGATCTTCCGGCCGCACTACAGCCTGTTATTCAGACGGGCTTTTTGGAGCGCCGCTTTACGCAGGGTTTGCGCGCCAAACTCGGCTTCCGCCGCATTGCGGATCGTGAGGAATTTTCCGGTGGCATCGGTGAAACGATAACCAAAACCCGCGTGTCCCTGCTTGGCGCCAATACCACGCCGATGTTGCCGGCGGCAGTGGCCGATATCACTTCCGGCCTGACGCCGGCCAACTATGTCGTGGAGCAGTATATTCTTGGCGTGACGCAGTATGCCGTGCCGATGTTGCTGAACGTAGCGACCGCCAAGGTGGCGATCGACAACCTGTTCTTGCAGAACAGCTACGTTCTTGGTGAGCAGGCCGGCCGCAGTGTTGACACGCTGGCGCAACAGGCGCTCTTCGCCGCCTATATGGGCGGCAATACTCGCGTCCGCACCACCAATGGTTCTGCATCCACCACCGTAACCGTGGATGATGTGCGCGGCTTCTTCTCGACGCTCACCAGTTCGGGCGTTACGACCGCCGTTTCCAACACGAATACCGTTTCCGTGGTGGTGGGTAGCACGCTCTATACGCTGGTTGGTGTGGTGGCTGATGGTCCTGCGCCGGCAACTATCAATCCGTGGTTCAGCCTACTCACGTTCTCGGGAACGGGCAGCAATGTGACCACGACTCCGGGTGGTTATTCCGGCGTTCTGACGTTCTCCGCGAACGTATCTACCGGCGATGCGACCGCAGCCAACGCCGTTGTGTCCGCCGTGGCTCCGTCGATCTTCCGTCCGTTATTTACCAGCACTGGCGCGATGGCCGCGACAACCGCCGCGATTTCGTCCACCAACTGCGTCAATAACGGTAAACTGACGATCCAGACGATTCTTACCGCGAAAGCAACACTTTCCGCGAATGGTGTTCCGCCTCTGGAATCGACCGGCAACTATGCGTTTTATGCCGATCCTATTCACATGACGGGCCTGTTCCAAGACCCGGCATTTCAATTCTTCTTCCGTGGCAAGCCGGACACACCAGAATACAGGCGCGGTTTAGTCGCTGACCTGCTTGAATGCGACATCATCGAAACCAACCTGAATCCGGTGCAGACTCTTTCGGGTGTAGGCACAGTGCGCCGCGCCGCACTGTGCGGACAGGGTGCGTTGGTGGAAGGCGTGTTTACCCGCACCGCCATGGCAGCGGCGGCGCAGGTTGACGACAGCGATGGTATGATAGTGGTTGTGGACGATATTGCCCACATTACCCGCGAGCCCATCGATGCGCTGAAACAGGTTGTTACGCAGTCCTGGTCCTATATCGGCGGCTTTGTTGCCCCAACGGATACGACCACCAATCCGAACACGATACCGACCGCCAGTAACGCGGCCTACAAGCGCGCGGCGATCATCGAGACGCTGTAAACCTGCAATGGTACGTCCCGCGAAGTCTTCGGGACGTGCCATTATTTTCGACCAACAGAAGATTGGAACTATTGTGGCATCCGACACGAAAGCACCTGTTGTCGATCCGGTTGGCAAGACATCGGTTCAGGCGGAACCGCCGAAGACCGAACTGCCAGCCAGGATCAAGGTCATTCACGCGCACGGATTCATTGATGAGGATGGCCGCAACCGCTTTTGGAAGGGCGGCGAGGTTATTGCTGGCGCCGACGAAATTGCGCTGCTGATCGGCCGTGGTGCGAGTGTTGAAACCGTAGCGTAATACGCTGGGGGCGAACCATGAGTTTCACCCCATACGTTTTTACCAGTGCGCAACTCGCGGATATTCGCCGCTTCTGCGGTTTTCCGCCGCAGTCGAACGGACTTGTGCTATTCCCGGCACCATGGGTGAATGTCCAATATCTCGCCCTGGATTATCGCCTGCAAACCCTTTCGGTTGACGAAGGCAATGTAGTCGTCAACACCTATCTGACTCCGCTCTACACGCTGGAACAGGCAATACCGACTTTCGCCGCGCAGGTCTATATAGGCGTGGCGGCCGTGTTCACGCGCAATCCGCAGACCATGAAAGAGGCGCGGTTGGCGTTTGATGATTGGCGCCTGCGCCTGTGCGATTTCCTGGGTATTGAACCTGGCCCTGGTCTGCAAGGTAAGGGCGGCAACTCTATTCAGATGATCGTTTAATGAGTGGCACCGGATTCCAGTTGGCGTCGCTTGCGTGGAAAGTGGCAGCTTCCGCAATATCTTCTGTCTTCGGCACGTCCTTCGCGCAATATCGCCCGACCGCCGCTACGGCCGCCATTGCATCCGGCACCCTGCTTAACGCGGCGCTGCCTGGATACGTGACGCAGGACGCCTACCAGCAAAAGCCGAAAGCCCTGGACCCCGCAAAGCCGAAATGCGACGCGGTGTTCGATCCGGCGGTTATTGCGCCGGGTGATTATCTGGTCGGTTCGATCGAGCAGGGCGGCGTTGTCGAAACATTCTTCATCGCCACAATTCAGGCGCCCGCGCCGCCGCGCGCGATCCGCTGCAATGTGCTGGTGACGATCACGCGGCCGGCGCCGCGCACAGTTTTTGGCGTGCAGCCTGCCCTTGATACCCAGCCCGGCCAGGAAGTCGCAATTCTGCCCGCATGGCCTGCTTCCTTGCTGCGCGAAGGTCGCGGGCAGGACGGCGACGTGAGACTGCCAGGCGACGTTAAATTGGGCGGTTATATAGTTCTTCTGCCGCCGAGTTTGCCTGTTCTGCTGCGCAGCGGCGACACATTGACCAGCGTTACGTCGAAAAATTCCATGCGTATGGTGGTTGCCACCGTGGAAGAAACGCCGGACGGCTGGAAGCTGCTGGTTCAGGAGACATCGACATAGCCCCCATGCGTGCGGGCTATCCTGCGTTCACTGAGGGTGGAACGGCCGGCTACCGCAACAGAAATGGTAAATAGCCCGGCGACGGGTGAAGCGATCGGGGTTGGCATCCCGCTTGAACGCAGGATTTTTTAGGAGCGCGCCCCGATGGCGGACATTGGGGACGTTGCCAACGCGATCGTCAACCTGATCGGCACCGCGCTCTATCCGACCGGGCTTTCCAATGGCTCTCCGGTCGGAGTCAATTTCGTCATTTCGCGCGGACATCCCGGCCCTGAGCAGCTTGACGACGACATGCAGGCCGGTTTCTCCCAAACGGGAGACGGACCCTGGGTTCTGACCACGCCGACCGCGCGTGTGGTGCATGTCTGCGTAAATCCCCGCCCCGGCGTTGGGCGCATTCTCAAACCGTATGTGTTCCAAGGGTGGCAGCCGGAAGCGGCAATACCCGCGCAAACAGTGACGGTATCGGTTTCCGGCAATAACGTGACGATCGGCGGCACGATAAGTGCGGGCCAGGGCGTTGCGGTTTCCGCCAATGGCATTGCTGCAGGTGCCGCGGCCGGATCGACGGACACGCTTTCGACGCTGGCGGCATCGGTTGCAGCCGCCTTGACGGCTGGCGGTGCCGCATCGACGGCGACCGGCCCGGTTATTACTGTGCCGAGTGCCACGCTGCTTTACGCCAATACATTCGTCTCCATTGTGACGGGCAAGGAAGTCCAGCGGCAGATTCAAGGCTTCGACATCACGCTGTATGCGCCAGGCCGCGACTTGCGCGATGCCGTGAGCGCCGCGATTCAGCCTGTTTTGGGCGTGAATAAGCGCATGACGATGCCGGACGGGTTCGTGGCGCTGATGGACCCCGCACCGCCGGTCGAGACGGACGACGACAAGCCCGAAAAGGCGCTGCTTTTCATTCGCAAACTGTATTATCAAGTTGAGTTTGCAACGGTTCTTGGCGGCACGGCTGCCACGCAGGCGATCATTCAGGATGCGTTGCAGGATGCGTATGGCGATACGCTGGCAACTTTGGTGGAGAGTTAGGTGGCAATTGGTCTGATCGTTCGAGAGTCGTTCGAGACATATGTGCGCGGCGAGAAGATTATTGACGCCGCCACGGTTGAGCGTGTTCGGCGCGGGCCGCTGCGTGGTCATGTCGTTATTGTTACGGTTCCCGACGCGGAGCCGGTGGAAGACGCAAAACACGAGACGACGCCGGTTGCAGCCGTTCCAGCCGCCGAGGGAGAATAAGCCGTGGGAATTAACATTCAGCAAGGCACGGTGAACACCACGAATCTTGTGGTGCCGGGCCTGTATGTCGGCGTGGTGCCGCCGCAGCCGACGCAGTTGAACGGCGTGCCGTCGAACATTGCGGGATTTGTCGGCACCGCTGCCTATGGTCCGGTCAATACGCCGATTCCGTGGCAGGACTACCCTTCGTTCGCAGCCAGTTTCGGCGTGTTGCAGAACCGTTTGAACGATCTTGGCACGTCGGTTTCGATTGCGGTGCAGCAGGGCGCCAGTTCCGGCTACGCGGTGCGCGTGACGGACGGGACGGACACGGCGGCGACCGTGCAGTTCGGTGTTTCCGGCGGCAACTATGCGCTGCTTCTGACGGCGAAATACACCGGCAGTGCCGGCAATCTTTTCACCGCGACGTTCCAGACCAGCCAGTATCCAGGCGCGGTCAAACTGGTTCTGGCGACCGGCCTGGGTCAGCCAGAGACGTTCGACAACCTTTCCACCGCGAGTAATTCCGTATTTTGGAACGCGGTCGCCAACGCGATCAACAGCGGCAATTCCGCGCAGCGTCCGCGCAGCCAATACTTCATCGCCACAGTCGGCACAAATGCGAGCACGTCCAATGTTCCGGTTTTAACGATTCCCCATACGCTGTCCGGTGGCACCGATGGCGTTGGATTTGCTACAACGATTACGACCGTCGCCACAACCCAGGGCGCACCCGGCGTGGTTGTCTCTGTTGCATCCGCTACTGGAATTTCGACCGGGCAGTTGGTGTATGCGGCG